AGCTGGAGTATTTAGATTAGTTTGTAGCAATGGTTTAGTTATAGGACATACTGTTGGCAACAAAACTAACAGACATTCTATATATAATACTGAATTAGAAAAGATAGATGAATATGTTGATAAAACTATTGATTCTATTGATAAAGTATTTACTAAAGATTTTCCAACACTTGTGAATACTAAATATAATAATAGACACACTAATCAATTCTTAAAACTATTTCCTGATTTTATTATGGGCGATTTAGTTAAGTATTTAAGTAGTTACAATATTCAAACATATTGGGATTTATTAAATGCAGCTACTTTTGTAGCAACTCATAGAATGAATAAGAAATATGAATCAACATTTAAGTTTGAAGAATCATTATATCCTAAAGTTGTTAAGTGGGCTAAAGCAGAAGCATGACATCTTTAGAGTTTTATGACTGTCCAGTTGTAATTCCATATTATGGTGGGAAGTTTAGGTTGAGCAAACAGCTTATTCCTTTACTTCCTAACCATAGCAGATACATTGAAGTTTTTTCTGGAGGACTAAGTATGTTTTTTAGAAAATCTAAATGTGACTATACAGTTATAAATGACATAGACAATGATATAATTAATCTATATAGATGTTTAAGTGAAAAGTATGATGAATTTATTGATACATTACTATGGGTTCCTAAGAGCAGACAGATGTTTGAAGAAGCAAGGCATGAAGTACATTACAGCAAAGTAATAAAAATGCCTAATGTATTAAGAGCAGTTAAATATTTTTATTGTATTCGTAATGCTTTTAATAAAAATCCTAACTCTTCTTTTTCAAAAACATCATATTGGAATACAGAAGACATTATAGATAAATTAAAATACTCTGTAAAATATTTTAAAAATACCACAATTGAGAATATGGACTTTAGAAAACTTGTTGTAGATTACAAACCTACATTGGGTGATATGTGGTACTTTGACCCTCCATATATTGTAGCTACAGAAAAAGGCGATTATTATATGGCGGACTTTGGATACGAAGAACATGAAGACTTGCGTGAATGTATTGATTTAGTAGATAGAAATGGTGGCAAGTTCATGATTAGTTACGATGACAAAGAAATAGTAAGAGATATGTATTCTGATTATAATATAGTCGAAATACAAACTCAATATGCTGGTCGTACACAAAACGGATACAAAGAAGGTCAAAATACAAAATATTTTACTGAATTAGTAATAATGAATTATGAAGAAAAAACACAAGTAGAAATGTTTAAGGAGTAAATATGCAAGACACACCAAAAAATATTGATGCTGAACAAAGTGTTATTGGTTGTATACTTGTTGGAGGTATTGCTACTTATGATAAAGTAAAACCATGGCTAAGAGATGATGAAGTATTTTATACAGAAATAAACAAACAGATATGGCAATCATTTCGTGAGTTAAAACAACAAAACACACCTATAGACACAATAACAGTATTAGAAAAATGTAAAGACAATAAAGACAATCAAGTTGATGCATTTTATATCACAGGATTAGCTAGTAACATACCAAGTGTTGCTAATTGTGAACATTATGCAAGAATTATATGGGAAAAATATATACAAAGACAAACAGCAGTAAGTGCAAATAAGTTATACAATTCTAGTTTAGAAAATAACTTTTCTGATGTTAATGATATATTAGATGAACATTCTAGATTGGTTGACGAACTTAAAAATATCAGACCATCATTAGTAAAAACAATTGATGAAATTATTGCAGAAGCTAAACGCAACATAAAAGATGGTGAGAACATTATACCATTTGGTATGGAAGTGCTAGATTATCCAGCGGGTGGTATGACACGCAAAGAAATTACAGTATTAGGTGGTAGGCCAGGTCATGGTAAAACCACCCTTATGGTTAATGTATTACAAAGTTTAATACAACAAGGATACAAAGTAATGTTATTTAATCGTGAGATGAGTAATACTGAAATGATTAAGAAATTATGTGTATTGGAAAGTAAATCTCTTTTGTATGCAGACGTAAGAAAGAATAAATTTGATTCTGGACAAGATAATGTTCTAGAAATGCAAATGGAAAAGATACGCAAGAAATACAAAAACTTAATGATGTATGACCATGTAAGAACTTTGTCTGATACAATAACAGAAATACAAAAACATAAACCAGATATTATAATAGATGATTATATACAATTGATACAAGTAGACAATGTTAAAGAAGGTAGAAGGTTCGAGATAGAACGTATTATGCAAGAGTACAAATGGGTATGTAAGAACGAAGATTGTAGTGCATTATTGTTATCACAACTTAATCGTGAAATGGATAGACGTATAAATCCAGAACCTAGATTAAGTGATTACAGTGAGTCTGGTGTAATAGAACAGACAGCAGAAACAGCTATGTTTGTATTTTATGGATATAACTTTGACAGTGAAGCTTATGATAGATATGAAAGTAAAATTATATCAGCAAAAACAAGATATGGTAATGTAGGAAGTTATGTTCTTGGTTTTAACGGCAATCGTTGTAAATTCTATCTCAATAGAGATGATGCCTATAATGATTCCAGCAGTTACAAAACGTAGAATAGATGCAAGTAATGAATGTGAAATGTGCGGAGAGAATAAAGTTACAGAATACTTTGACTATATCTCTCCGTTATCACGAACACATTTAATAGTGTGCAAAAAATGTGCAATAAGAGAATATTATGGTTCATCAACAGGTAGAAGGTGGAAAAGTGAACAAAAAAAAGGTAAACTATTTGGTACCAGCGTTAATAACTATTGACCCAGGCCAATCTGGTGGTATTTGTGCAATGTTTGATGACAAATTAATAGCACATAAATGCCCTAAAAATCCTAAAGAGATGTTTGAGATTACTCAAAAATTACAATGGACATGCAAATCAAATGGATTTCCAGTTTTAGGAATAATAGAAAAAGTGCATGCTTTCCCTACAGATGCTAGAAGCAGTGCATTTAAGTTTGGTAAAAATTTTGGTATATGGATAGGTATACTAGAAAGTTTATCTATTAAATATGAAATGGTAACACCACAAAAGTGGCAAAAACAATTTGAGTTACCTAAAAACAAACAACAAAGAAAAAAGGAATTAAAAATGATAGCAAAGGAATTTTATCCAAAAGCAACTTTATATACTGCGGATGCAATCTGCATAGGATTATGGGGGAAAAACAATGGACTCATTTGACCACCATAAGTATATTGAAAAGCTTATAGAAACAACAAACGAACAATTAAAAGAAGTAAAAAAGTTAGAAATACATGAAAGAAACATAATTTCTTTTGAGATTCTTGATTACCTTGTGCAACAAAGTAACAAAATTATTTCTACTTATAAAGTACGTAATTAATCAAATTAACAGTAAGGATATAAGGGTAAGAACTTTTGTTGTTTTTCGTTCTTACTCTTCTTACTGTTTTAACTAGCTATAAAATCTAAACTTTGTAATACAGATTGTTTTTTCTTAGATTTTTTCTTTTCAGTTTTACTTCTTGGGTCTAGACCAACAAAATCCATAACTTTTTTCTGAGTTTCTTTAGCATCTGAACTTGCGTATAAACCTAACTCACTTTGAACTGCCCATCCTATACGACCTTGCATTATTTGTGGTAACGCTCTTTGTGCCATTCTTGAAGTAGCAACGTTTATAATACCATGTGCTTTTGCTGTATTAGGTAAATCATAATCACTATCATAAGATTCAGTTGTTGCAAATACTTGTGCTAATGCATCATTTTCTAAATCTATAAAATTAAATTTTATACCTATATCTAACATAGTATCAAATGCAGGCCCTCCCATATTTGCTATAACAGATTTACCATAAGATATTTCTTCAATAGCTTCTTCATCTCCACTCAATAAAATAGCCATTCTTTCAATTCTTTCAGCAGTATCATGTTGTACTAAGTTTTTAAAGTTTAAACCAGTAAGAGCAGCGGCAGCTACTGGAGCTATAAAATATAATAAACCCATTCTGTATGCTTGAGATAACCCTTCTGCTCCACCATTTCTTTCTAAAAGTTTTTTCATTACGTTACCAGATTTTACATCACCTTTAGCTTCCGTTAATATTCCCATATTTCTTTCATAAAATTCAAAACTGTAATGTTGAAACTGACCTATAATTGCACCAAATTTAGTTCTCATAAAAGGAGATTTAGCATATTGTGAATAATCAAAATGATTTAACATAGTCATATTGATAGCAAATTTTTCTGCTGTTTTATTTATTTTATTTTTTATTTGTTGTTCGTTTAATCCTTTTTCAGCAAGCTTAGCTTTGTAATCAACATTGTTTAAAAACTTGTGCATCATACCAAAACCAGAAATAAACGTTCTTTTTCTATTTACATTTTCTGCTTTTCTATGTAATCCACTAGACCATTGAGCCCCTTTACCAAGCAAATCAGCAAGTTTAGCCATTTTAGTTTTTTTAACATATTTAAATTTGTTTGCATCTGCGTCATATTCTACTGAATTCAATTCATTTGCTGGTGTTTTTCCTATTGTTTCTTTAATGTCAACAGTTGCATCGTCATACAAAATACCTTTTTCATTTAAAACTTTAGTTAATTCACCATCAGAAATACCTTCATTTTCTAAATATTGTCTTATTCTTTTAGGTTGTGTAAATCCAAAAGAAACCCAATCTAACATTCTTTGTGTATAGTTTCTAGCTGCACCACGAACATTAAATCCTAATTTAGAAATAAACTCAAAAGATAAAATAGCTCTTGTTAAATCACTTGTAGATATTGCACCTTTATTATTACCATTATAAGCAGTATTCATATCTTGTATATATTTAGATATACTTAATGCGTATCCGTTAGCATTACCATCAGTTTTATATATTTTTTCTATACCAGACAATGCATCTAAATATGATTTGTTCATAAAAGAATTTAAATTAAACCTTACTACATCATTACTATAAGCAGCTAATACTTGTGGTATATTCTTACTATAAGTGTAAATAAAATTACCATCACTATCTTTTGCTCTTCCTTTATTATGATTGCTAATATATGAGTTAATATCTTGTATAGCTTCTTTTACAGTTTTAGTTTTTTTAGTAAGATTATATGGATTAACAGATTGTTGCAAGTCTTCAATCTTAGACATATATCCTTCCATAAAAGTAATATTAAAATCTCTTGTAAAATGTGGGAAAAATCCTTTTTCTCTATTTGGCAATAAACTATCTTTTAATCTTTTTTTAACAGCAGTTAATTGTTGACTTTCTTGAATTTTGCCTGTTTCTTCTAATTTTTTAACAATAGTAGATATATGACTTTCTACTCCTCTTTCGAGAATTGTATATAATCTGTTTGTTAATCCTATATGTTTATCAACAGCAGATATTAGTGAAGATGAAATTTCTGGATATTTTTCTCTTAAATCTTTAATAAGTTTTTCTTTTGGTATTTGAAAATCTGTAGATACATCATATTTTTTTGCTAATACTGGCAAGTCTTTTTCTACTATTTTTACAAAAGTATCCATTATTTTACCATATGTACCATTCATAACTTGTGCTTCTGCATCTGCATATTGTTTATGTAAATCTCTCCAGTTAGCATCGTTATTTATTTGTGCTACTTTAGCTTTTGAATACAACTCATTAAGATTGTCTAATTGTTTTTGTGCTGTATTTCTGTCTTGTTTAGAAAGACCTTCAGCATAAGCAGCTTGATTTATATCTTTCTGTATAGCAATTCTTACCCTAGTCATTTCATTGTTATTTTCTGTATATCTTTGTTGTATTCTTTGCATATTGCTAAACAAACTAGATATAATAGGGTCTTTTTTACCATAATGACTTGTTGACCAAAAGCTTGTAGAGAATTTATTTCCTAAAGTTCCATTATCAATAGAATCATTTAATTTTTGTAATTGACTTTTATATTTTTCTATTTGTCCATCTGTAATAGGTACTTGCAATAAGGTTTCTGCATCAATACCACCCCATACTGTATCAACCATTTTTAAAGCAGCTTCATGACTATCTCTAAAGTTAGCTATTGCTTTTTCACTACTTGCCCATTCTTTTATAATTTCAAATAGTTTTTTATGTTTAGTCCTGTCGACATTACAATTTATATTCGGCATTCTTCTAACAACCTTTCTACTTTATTAGCACTTTCTTCAGACTTTCCTGTAAATACAGGTTGGTCTTCAACAGTTTTAGTATAATCTAAAGCTTCATTTATTCTAGATAAATCTTTTAATGATTGTTCTGGTTGTTTTTCAAAACTTACACCTTTAAAAAATGATTCACCACCCATTAAATTATATATTGGATTTTGTAATATACTTTGTACAACTGGATTGTTTAAATCTTTCATAACAGAACTTGTAATAACTTTTTGTGCTAATTTTTTTACTTGTGGTTCCATTTGTGCTTTTATAGATAAGTATCTAAATGGGTCTATTATATCTGCTTTCAACATATCTGATTGTATTTCACCCATTGTTTGTGCGTATACATTAAATTCTTCTGTTTTTCCAGCTAACTGCATAATGTCTTGATAAAAATCCATTAAGTGATTGTTTGTTAAATCTCTACCAGTAGATATTTGATTTTTTACTCTACCCCAGTTAATACCATTAAAATCTAAAACTCGTTTGTCTAGATATTTATTAAACAATGGTAACTTTGATTCTTGTATTAAAGATATTTCTTCAGGAGTATAATTGCCTTTATCTATTACATCTCTTCTGTCAAAACGCAAATGATAAAAATTATCAAAATGATTAATTAATCCTTGAAATAATCTTGCTATTTCTTTGTATTGCTTGCCATCTTGTGCGTCTAAAGCAGATAATAAATTATTACCTTCAACTGCTTGTGCTTTTTGTGATATAAATCTTAATCCACTTCTAAATCTAGCACTTGTATATTTTGGTGCTGGTACAATTCTATTTTGGAATACTCCTACACCACCTCTATCATATGTTGGTTCCATATATGCATATAAAAACTTTAACCCATCTTTTCCCTCTATTCCTCTTTCTAAAAGCAATCTTTCAACTTCATAGATATCGGTAGCTTCAGGAAAATCACTTAAATATTTAGATGTTTCAGAATCTAATGCACTTTTTTTATTACTTAAAAAATCTTTTAATCCATTATTAGAATGATGATAAAAATTTCTACGCAAAGTTAATAAATCATCTAATAACTTTTTTCCATCTGATGAAAGTATAATTTTATCTGCACCTAATCCAACATTAAGAGCCTGTTTAACAGAGGACATAACTGCGTGTTGAACATTAGCTTCAATTAATTCTGCTGAATCAATAGGATTAAATTTAATATAATCTATATCTTTTAATAATGCTTTTCCATCTTTAGACTTAACTATAAAGTCATCTATTTTCTTTCGTTCTTTGTTTATTAAAGAATCGAAATAATCCATTCTTCGACCACGTTCTTTATAGGTAAGTTTTTTATTATAGAATAATTTACTTTTGTAAAATTTATTTTGTTTAATAAATGCTATAGATTTATGAACATCTTTAATTTCATTTAATATTTTATCAGAATATGTTAGTTCATATTCTTTTGTAGTAGAATTAAAATCTGTTGTTCTATCGTTATCTGTTAATTGATTATACCAATCGTCAAAATCTTTTCTTCTTCCACCAGTAGTTAAATCAACAGGAACAGTAGCATTAAATACATCGTTTTTAACAATTTTATTTATTGACATATCTATTACAGAACCTCTTCTGCCATCTGATATAGCAGTAGCATGCTCTAAAACTTTATCATCAAATATATTTTTACTAGGTTTGTAAAATACAAAAGATGAAGATTTTTCTTTGTTTGATGGTTCTGGTCTAATACCAACAAATTTGCCATTTTCGTATACTTTATATTTAGTTTCAACACCAAACATATCATTAAAATCTTTTCTACTACTTAGTTTTTTACCACTTAATGTTTTGTTTCTAAGTTTATAATAAATGTTATCATTTATATTAGAATTAAATTTAAAAAAATTAGAAGAAGTTTCAACAATATCTTCATATCTAGATTGTTTTTGAACGCCTGTATTGTCAAAAGTTGTTCCACCTGTTATATTTAAAAACTTTGAATACTCTCTTAATAAAGTTCTTACAACTTCTTTATCAATATCTGTTAAATCTTTTTCTACATATTGCCCATCTTCTTTTTTATATTTTTTAAATATGCGTATTCTTTTACCAGAATCAGTACCAGATTGCATTATCTTTCTTTGCCTTGCATCTGTTAAATCGTTTACAGAATAAGAGTTGTCTTTGCTCGGAAATAAAAATTCGTCTTGTATTGTTGTTAAATCTTCACCTAATTCTTTATTTATATTACCAGTTTCATCAATCATGTATTGAGTTTCTAGTGCCATTCTAGTTTTAAAATCAACATTGTCAAAATCTAAAACTATTACATCATTGCCATCACTGTACTTCATTAACGTTCTTGGTTTATAAGATTTATTATTAGTTGTTTTTGTATCAGGTATATTGTTTGGAGTATCTCCTGAACTTAATTTTTCTATAAATCCTAATCCTCTAGGTATTTTTTGAACTTTACCTATAGCATTTTTCCATGCGTAATTAGCACTTAACATTTTTCTCATGCTTTCAGATTGTTGCGTAGGATTCATTTCAAATGTAAAGTTTTCTTTATGAACAAAATAATTTGCAGGGTCTATACCTTGAACAAAAAATGAACTACTTCTTTCTACATGGTCTATTGTACTTTTCTTATTTGCAAAATAATAATCAGCTTTATCTGCGTCATAATCACCTTCAAAAATATTTACAACATCTAAACTATTTACTATAGCTTTATGCCCATCACCTTTTGTAACAAACCCTTTTATACCAAGCATTGCCATATCATTAGGTCTAGTACGTGGTTTACGATTAACAACAACTCCAACTTGTATACGTTTTCCAGATTCTTTAGCAAACCCAGATATTGTATCATGTAAATCTCCAAGAGTAAATTCTTGCATTGTTTTTTTAACTAAATCTTTATCAAATTCTCTATCTTTAGTTTTACTAAATGATTGCATTTCGTTTATTATATCATCAATTCTCAAAACTTTTGATGCTCCATCACTATTATCTACAAATGATAATTCATATCCTTGTTTTGAAAGTTGTTCTAAAGAATTATTTCTTTCAGAATGAGGCAACATTATCTCACCTCTTTGTATTATTTCACCATTTACATTAGTAATAGTACCTTGCAACCTAGATGATGGAGTTTGCGCTAAATAAGCTTGACCACCATATCTATCACCATTACTTAAAACAGCTCTTTTTCTTTCTAATACAGGATTTATAAAATGATTATATAGTTTATTATAAACTTTGCTTTTATCATAATACAATGGATTAGCATCTCTAGTTAAACTGTTCCAATAGTGATGTCCATGTAAATAAGATAAACTGCTTCTACCATCGTTATCTATAGGCATCGATAAATCTGCATCTGTCATAACCATAAATTCTCTAATACGAATTGGGTCTTTCATAATATTTGCTATACTGTCTAAAGCATTTTGCAAATCTGTTTCGTATTCTGAATTATAAGTGTCTATTTCTTCTTTTGAATTTTTAAAATTATTTTCTGATTGTGAACGACCAGCGTCTGCAACATTAGTATCTTTACTTGGTAAAACACCAATAGATTCTAAAGAAAGTTTTTTAATTAAATCGTTTGTTACAGGTATTTTACCTGTTGATATTTCAGATACAGATGATTGTATAACAGCAGATTCATTGTTAAATATTTTTGCACCTGACTTAGCAAGTAAAATATCTACTTTAGGATTTCTTTTAAAGAAAGGGTCTACACTAGAATCGTACACAAATAATGTTTTACCAAATAATACGGAAGAATTAGAATCTGAACTTATAACTGGTTTTAAAGGATTCAATGAATCAGATTTATGCCCAACAATAGTGTGAAAAAATCTCATCAAATCTTTAGAAACAAAACTAATACTATCATAAGCAGAAACTTTATTATGTGCATCACCTAGTATTGTATTAGTATCAAAATCAATACCATTTTCTTTTGCTAATTTTTTTGCTTCTGCAATAACATTATCATTTGCTTCATCATCCCAAATAACTACATCAAAAGCACCATCTTTATTATTCTTAGATTTATATTTTTCTAAAACTCGTAACGTTTCTTTATTAGATTTAACTTTTCTATTTAAAAATATTGCATTTTCTAAAACGTTATTGTCTGCTCTTACAAACTTTTTTGTATTATAAAGTTTAAACCTAGAGAGAGTCTTTTCTAAGTCTTTAACATTGTTGTTAATAAAGTCTACATAAAAATCACTACCATCTTTACCAGTCATCATATTTTCAAAAGTTAACATTCTAAACATTGTTTCATATTCTGCTGGTGTAGGTACTTGAATCGATACATCTGGATTAGTTTGACTATCAATTTTTGTTAAAATACTATTAACATTTTTCTCAACATTAGGATTAAATTTACCTTTATAAGTTTCAGATAATTTTATAAATGGAGCATGTAAATTTTCTAATTCTGTTCTTCTAACTGCTATTGGTTCTGCATCTTGACTAATATGAAATACTTCCATACCCATACTACTTAATCTACTTATAAGCAATTGTCTTTCTGCTTCATTTTCTCTAGATATTTTATTTGGCAAATCTTCACTTGCATATAAATTCCTAGCAACCCTAGACCATCCTGTGTATTTAATACCTATAGGATTAACTAAAGAATAGTTTATACCTAAATTAATATGTAAAAAATCATGAAATCTGTTTTTGTAAATATACGATTTATCAACTTTTACATTTTCATTGTCAAACTTAATTTGGTCTATTTGCCTTGTTTGTGTTCTTACTTCTATTAAACCTATTACGTCTTGAGTAAAATTTGTAAATGCTTTAGATGCTTCTTTTCCTCTTAATGAACTAAACTTAACATATTTACCATTAGAATTTTTAACATAAAGAGTATCTATTGCTTCTTTTACAGAAGTTTCATTTATATTAAAATCTTCATCTATTTTAAATAATGCATTAAATGTATCTATTTGTTGTCTACTGTTTTCAAAAACAGGTTCATCTTTAGTAGTTCTATATTTTTTCCAAAACTGCTCTACTGTCATATTTCTATCAGACTTAACTACATCTGGAAATTCATGATATTTATCTAATATATACTGTCTATGTTCTTGATAAATTCTTTCACCGTATTCTTCTGTTACTCCTTGTTTATCATAAACTTCTAACAATTCTTTTTGTTTAACTTCATCAAGAAGTTTTAAATCAACAGAAAATTTTGAACCTGCTTTAATATTATCTTTAAAAGAAACAATTCCAGTTTTTAATAACCAATTATTTAATATATTTTTATTGTTTACACTTTCGTCTAAAAATGTCTTAGTCCTAAATTCAATAGTTCTATAATTACTACCTATAGCACTTATAAAAGCTTGTACAGATTCTACAGCAGATTTACCTGTAGCATTTTGTATGTTTTCCATAACCCTATATGCTTCAGAAAAACCATCAGGGTCATGCATAAGTACTGATTCTCCTTTAATAATACCTTTACTCTTTTTTCTTATTTCCGTAACAATCTTATTATATTCAACAATTTTTCCTTTAATTACATCGTCTTTTATAGATATAGGACTATCTAAATCAATTGTATTTAAAGTAAACCCACCTACATCACCAACTGCTTTTGACGTAAACTTAGCAAATGGAGTATCTATTAACTCTATAACACCATTTAATTGTTCAATAGACAAATCCATTTTTGATGCTTGTTTTTGTAAAATCTTACCAACAACATCATTTTGTAACCAATTAGGTAATGTATCACTATAACCTAATTCTTTTAATTTGTTTCTTAATCCGTTTACTTGTTCTGGAGTTACATCTATACTTCGAGTAGATTCTACTCCATCATATCCTAAAGAAAACTTTTGCAAAGCATGTACTCTTGCTAAAAATCTTCTATCTGCACTATTCTGTATATCATCTCCACCTACAAGATTTATAGAATCTAAATCATTTATAATTGATAAACCAATTTTGCTATCAGAGTCAACTAACAAACCAGACTCTTTCATAAACTTTGCTAATACATTTCTATTTTCTGATTGTGGAGAAAATATTTTTGTATAATTATCTGCAAGTTTTACAGTTTTATTAGAAAGTAATAAAGGTACATATTCTATTTGAGATTGTCTAAAACTAAATGGCAAAGTTTTATTTGAATTAGTAGGATATTGTGTTTCAACATTTCTTTGAGCATCTACAATTTCAGTATATACATCTTTTAACAATGCTTCATCTTTTATAAATACAGTTCTATCATTTATATCTTTATTAATATTTACAGTTTTGTTAGTAGTTGTCTTTAATTCTAACAAAGCATTCAAACCGCCTACTGCATCATTTAAAGCATGAAAAGCTTCTTCACCTTTTAAATTTAAAAATAACAATTCTCCTCTTTCAGCTTTCTCTAATAAAGTTTGGTCTATTTGTACTGACTTAGGAAGAGCAGAATCTCTTTCATTACCTATATTGTAATCAAATTTTAATACATTATTATTATCAACACTTTGAACATTTGCAATTAAATTATCAATAATAGATTCAAAGTCTTTAGTAGAATCATATTGTTTTTCATCTATAAAGTTAGCAAATTGTTCATCAGAGTTAATTCCAAGTTTTTGTAATTCTGCTTCAAAGTAATCTGCATCTTCTTTAGATATATTTTCTAATTTTCTTTTTAACCCAGTAGAATTTTCAAGAAAAGTAGAAAACAAAGGATTACCTTCTCTTGTAGCAGTTTCTGTTCCTTCTGGTAATGGAGCTTCTATTGCTTCTGCATTGTCTTTACTAACTATATTTCTATTTTCTAATTCACTGTCTAAATCTTTTAGTTCTGCAATAGTTCTATTTTCATCAAATCTAGATGGTTCAGGATACAAACTAGGCATATAAGGAATTTTAGTAACATCTATTTCTAAAGATGCTAAGTTGCTTCTTAATCTATTTGCAGTATCTTGGTCAAAATTAAAATCTTTACTTTTAGGTCTTTGTCCTCTTTCAACATATGCACCTATTAAAAAATTAGTTATTGTGTCTGCTGAATACAAATCAGTAGAGTCTAAATCTCCAACCGCAATATCTTTAAGTAAATGAGCATTAAAAGCAACACCACCAACCATTAATCTTGGAAATTGGTCTGCTAAACTTTGACTTTCTTCTTTTACGGCAAATCCAATAATTTCTTTACCAAACTGTTTACGTTTTTTTGTTAAATGTGTTCTTAATACATTTTCCCATCCTTCAACAAAATTTGCATCTAAAGTATCTTTTAAGTCATCTGAAGCTAAATTTACTTTTACTTGCTTACCACCATGTTCTATTGTAGTTCTGTGCATAGTAGGGTTTTTACCTAAATTTTTAGCATCTACAGTTCCATAAAACTTTGCAGTAGCAAGAAGTTTATCACTATTATAATTTTTAAAAGGGTTTCTACTAAACGAAGAACGAATACCTTGTATTAAATCTCTTTTAAATGTGCCTTTTGGAGTTCCTCCAGATGGCATAGCTTCGGTTATACCAAATAATCCACCAGTAACAACACCAAAAACAGGTGAAAAATAATTAAAATCATCACCATAACCTTGACTTCTAACAGCTTCAAATATAGTATCAGTAGTACCAAAAGCTACTGCGTCATTAGCAGCTCTTGCAAAGTATCTTGCTAGTTTACCATCTGCACCAAATCTTGATTTAATAACAGACATAACATCTTGTAGTGGAATATCTGTGATATTATCTTCTATAACATCTTTAATTTTTTGCTTTTGAGATAGTGTTAATGCTTCATTAGGTATGTCATCTAATGTACGTTTTAATTGTGCTTTTGTATTTTCTATAAATTTAGGTCTGTAATCATTCCATCTTATGTTTGCATTTTGCGCTGAAGCTTTATATTGTTTAGATAATTCTTTTGCTACAGCTTTATTACCAGATACTTGTTTTATTTCTGATTTTAATGTTTTAGCAACATCACCACTTAATGTTTTTCCTTTTAAACCGCCTAATCCTTTTGCAAGTTTAACAGCTCCTCTTGAAGTTGCCATACCTACTCTTAAAGGAGCAAAAGGAACACCAGCTACAAATCCAGCAAATCCACCACCTGCCCTTGCTATAGTAGCAGCTATTCCTTCTTGTTCAAGGTCTAACCCTATATCTTCTAAATCGACACCAGTTTTATCTAAAACAAGACCAGTAGCACCAAAGGTAGCTGTATCTAAAGCAGTATATAATCCTACTCCTACTGCATTAAGTAAGTCTAAATTATTAGTTTCAGGTTCTGCTGTTTGTATTCCTTCAAATGAAGTTAATGAAGGAGTTGTTTTTCGTTGTCTATATAATGCAATTGCTTCTTCTATTTGAGCATCACTAGCAACTTGTCCTCTTTTTTCTAGCTCCCTTTTTAACTTTTGGGTTAAGTTGTCTGACATTATTAAAGTGTATCAATCAAAGCTACCATATCTTCAATGCTAGCAGCGTTTAAATTTCTATCTATTTTATAATCTTTATTTTGAAATGATTCTGTTCTTTCTTTGCCTACTGCATCTAAACTTCTTTGAATCTTACTTAACTGAGTATATTTTTGTGGGTCACCACCAAACAATTTTTTCTTACGAAATGCATTACCTATACCTGCTGTAAACTTTTCAGATGCACCAGCATCTTGTGTTTGTAAATTTATTTTATTTTCTAGTTCTGATGCTCTATCTATATAACTTCTTAAAAATTTAGGGTCTTCAGTACTTAACTTTTGCATTTGTATAAAATTTAAAGCTGCTATGGCATCTTCTCTTGAAAATCCAACATTATCTTTTACTAATTTATTAACAGCTCTTTCAGTATTTACTGTATCACCATCATCTATTGTTTTTATTACATTAGATATAGGTTCAAAACTTTGCAATTCAACAAAAAGTCGGTTAGCAAAATCTATTTCTTGTTCTTTTAATTCACTTTCTATAAGATTTAATCCAGATTGAAATCTATTAAATTTAGATTCGTCTATTTTTAATTTTGTTAATTCTGTATTTAAATCTTGCAATTCTTCTGAAGTATCTAATTGTCTTTCTTTTAACTTAGTAGTTATATCAAACTGTCTTCGACTTTCATCAAGTTTTATCATGTCTGTAGTTAATTTTGTACTTGCGTTATAACCACCTTCTAATTTTTTTAATGCATTTAAAATAGACATTTTATTATCCTATAACATATTTCCAATAAAACCAGAAGCAGTTCTTGATTGTTGTAATTGAGCTTTTTGTAATGATAAATCTTGTAATGACTTATCTATTTCAGCTAGTTTGTTAGCTTCTGATTCATCAATTTTTGCTAATTGTGTTCCAAATTTTCTATCAATTCCTGTCGTAGTCCTATCAGCTGTAAGATTTAATCTATCTATTCCTGATTGATAAGTATCTTGAACCCCTCCTGAACTAGCAAATCCTTGTTTGTTTAGATTAGACATTAAACTTTTTGTTAAATCAAACTTTTGAAAAGCAATACCTTCACTTGTAAACTCTCTATCTTCTCTACGAACAGTACGTGCTATGTCTTTTTCAATTTGCGCAATATCAGAAACTTGCTCTTTAGAAGACTCTAAATTACGCATTGTCGTATTAAGCATAGGTATTTGCTTGCTAGCCATTTGATAAGCATTTGTAGCTCTAGCTGCCCCACCTATAACTTGAGCTGCAAATTGAGCTCCCATTATCGCAGCAATCATTTCACTATCTCCATCGTATATGATTTATTAGTGTCTATTATTTGACCTAAATTATTAAAAAGACTTGGTTCGTAATTAGTAGAAGAATCTAAAATATCTAAACCTCCATCTTCATTTAAAGAAAAAGAAAGTTCACCTTCCATAGGTTTTTTAGGAGGCCCAATTATAGGTTGATTTAATTCAAAGAATTTATATAATGAAAATTTAGGTTTTTCAACTTTCATTTCTTGTAATTTTCTTGAAATAACATCAGAGTCTATTTCTTTTACTAAATCTTGTTCTAGTTTAGTATTTTCTAATGTTTCTAATTCTGGTATTTCTGCTTCTGGAACAGGAAGTCTTTTAGCTCTTTCTATTTTAGCTTGCCTGTCTGTTTCTCTTGCAATTAATACATCACCAAGATTATCAGTAAACTTTGTTAATCCTTGAAATAATTTATCTTTAGCTTTTTTTTGAATTTCTAAAAGTTGAATATCGATTAACTGGTTTCTTAACTCAGTTTGAGTATTTTTATAACCAGCAATTTTTTTTCCGAGTTGTTTGTAACTAGATAGCATAAGGCAAATAAACCATTAGATGTATTTTTATAAATTTAATCATATTATTTGTGTTGTCAAATAACATTATTTTACGTTTTTACCCCTATAAATAAACGATATATCATTAATTTCAAAAGTGCTACCAGCTGTTCCATCTATATGTAATTTTATACTATTGATGTCATTTGACTCACTTGCAGTAGTTGGTGTTAATTCTGCTACATGCCATCTTGATGTATAAGTTTGATTAGAAAGAGGAGTATTCGTGTTATTAAATTGTTTTAAATCACTTCCTCCAGTATCCCCATTAGTTTGGTATCTTACATTTAACGATGCACCATTACCTTTATAAGTTATTTTTACTTTATAAACTTTTTTATTAACGCCAGGTTGTCCAAAATCTATATCTCTAGTAGCATAATCTATGCTAATCGTTGAGGGATTAGTAGATGTGTTGTACTTTTGTATTACAGGTGTCCCACTATTATTATAAGAATATATTAAATCATTGTTCCAATCTACTGCAAAATTAGTCTTAGATGTATTACCACCAAACTGCCCATCCATTTCTTCCCATGCTTTAGTTACTATATTATAAACATAAACATCATCACTATTAGAAGCATTTCCTAAAAATATTAATTGTTTATTTTTGGGAGAATATCCTACAGTACCATTGTTAGTAAAAAAACTATTCCATGTATTTGATTTAATAACTTTTATATTATTTTTTTCTAACAAATTTCTTATTTGTTTACCATCGTAAAGATATGCACCTTGTTGATTTGCCCAAGCAATACCAAACTCTGTCTTACAAACAGCAGATTGTTGATTAACTCCCATATATTTGTGTTCTGATTCTAAAAATTCGTAGTTACCAGAAACATTTATTATATATAAAGTTTTGTTTTTATATTGTAGTATTCTATCAGCAAAATGTTCTAAAGCTACTATATCCTCACCATCTTGCACATTAACTTCTATTTTATTTGTTTCAGGAAATACATCAAACTTATTAACAACGCTTTTATACATAGCATCAGATTGTTGTTCAGTTTTATTTTTAGACGTTAATCTTTTTACATTGCCAATATACATAGTCCTTCCTACTACAACTGCTGTTCTATAATTAGAAATAGTTATAGATGGCTCATCAGAATCATAACCATTTATAGATGCATAAGTATCTGTATTCATTTCTAAAGATGTACAAATTCTATAATTATCAGTTGATGTCGTGGAATTAGAAGTTTTTAAATCATTAACTGCATATTCACCCCATGGTGCATAATCTTCAGTAGTTAATGTTGCCCTTAATCCTTTTTCAACATTCATATCTGCTAGTAATTTCCATTCATCATCTGAGTCTAATACTTTAAAATAAACTCTACCACCCTTAACTCTTTTAGAAATAGAATTTGATTGTTTAAGGTTTTCCATATAGGCAACCATACGAACAGAATAATCTTCTGCTACTGTAAAAGTATGATTTGTCTGCGGTATATATAGTAATGATTCCTGATTATTATCATATACTAAACTAAATGCAATTTGATATGTATCTGCAACCCATGATGAACTAGCATCTGATGCAGTAGTAATTTCTAAATTAAATCCTTTATTAGAAGGGCTTGGTGCTGTATTAGAATTTGAACCATATTCAGGAGTTTCTATTGCTGTATCAAGTGCATACCAACCTTCTATTTTATCTAAAAATACATTCTCACCACCAGTAATAACTGCTCCACCTGAAGGATGATTATTATTTGGTATTGCTAAAAACGTACTTATACTATCAAATCCACCACCACTATATGTAACAGATGTACCTGTTATCGCTCCATTTTGCCCAATAGTAAAAGTTCCTGCTCCATCTAACCAGTTAGTTGGTGATGATGTTTTATTTTGAAATACAAAAGTTCCATTAGAATATCCAGAACCACCATCATCTATAGATAAAGTATGACTTGGTACTCCATGATAAAGTGGAGTATTTACATATCCATACCATTTAGTACCATTAGTGCCACTTGCATCAGAAACTCTTAGATTACCATCAACTAATGTAAAAATAAATTTAGAATTACTTCCTAATGGAATTTTATCTTCACCCCAAGCATCATCAGTTTTATTATAAATAGATACAGAGTCATTAGAAGAGTGTAATAAATAATCAGTTTTACTTTCTGATTCAGCAGTTCCAGAAGCATCTTGCCCATCTCCTCTATCATGCGACATAAGAAATAATCCATAACCAGCTTGTATTGTTGAAGCTGCTGGAGATTGTACTGTTTTTTTACAAACTTCTAATTTGCCAATATTTTCAGATGTTAAATTTTTTAAAACTGGACTTTCTTCTAGAGCAATATCTCTAGGGTCAGCATTACTGTTCAGACCTCCATGAAAGTCTGTTAATTTAAATACTTGTTTAGGCATTATAAACCTAAAGCTCTTTTATACCAACCATACCAAAAACGTTCTTGAGAAACATTTCGATATACTATTCTAGCATATTCTAAAACAATGTAAGATACAAACCTATCTTTTTTAAGTTTTTTAGATGCACCAATAGTCATCCTACCTATTCTACCATCTACAGTTATTTGTTCACTTTTTTTATTTTTAGCATTACACGCTTTTTGTAAAACTTTTACAGCTTTTCCTTGACCAGCATTAACTACAAAAAGAAAATAAGGTTCTCTTAATTCTTCTGGTAGTTTTTCTGCTTTACAAGGT